TGATTCCTCAAAGTTTTCGTGGCACACCTCCTAATAGACAGATACCTTCAGCTTTACAAGAAGAGCTTGCAGGAACTAAGTTACCCCCTAATGCTTCATTTACCCCTCCTTCTGGATTAGCTTCAATAAAAATTCCAAGTTTAGGTGATTTATTTTCTAGTTTAAATTTCGGAGCAGAAAAAAATAAAAATCAAGAAGATTTAACAATGGATCAAATGATTACAGCTAAAGGTATGAGCGAAGGTGGTTATGGTGGGGAGGATAGGAAGCCAAAAAACTTAGGAATTAAAACGAGTTTGTCGCCTGCAGGCGATGAATTTGATATTACAGCGTTATTGGGTAAATCGTCAGATAGCTTATCAAAACTAGGTGCAGAGCTCGTTAACCAAGGAATTGTAACTTTTAATCCATTATATATGCAACGATCAGCCGAATATCCTGGAGACACACGTTATCATTCATTTGGTGGGACTGCAGGTTTTTTTATACCAGATTTTGGTGACAACACTAAATATGATAAGCTTCTTGACAAGTTTTCTGTTGGTGCTTTCTCACAAATGTCAGACGAAGATCGCAATAAACCTGCTGCTTTTGCCTTTATGGATCAACCTAAGAAGATGTCTATTGTTGTAGCAGAGGAAACGGAAGATGGTGAACTGCCTGAAGAAGCAATTAGTATACGTGAAGCTAAAGAATTATTTGGCGAAAAGTATAAGAAACCACTGATGTCTGTAAAAAGAACAGAAGATTATTCAGCTAAAACCGTAAACCATGAATTAAGACATGCAGCAATAAATTATTTAAACAAAAAATATCCTAAATTATTTCCAGAGGGTATAACAGAGTATTTTGATAGACGAGACGCAGGAGAAGCAGCTGGTATAGAAGAACTTGTTGGAAAAGGTGGAGAATACGACGAAGAAGCTCAGGTTCATTTCCACGATAGAAAAACATTTAATGAAAGACTTGGTTATCCAGTAGAGTCATCTTCTGAAGCTAAGTATAGTCAATATTTTAAAGAAGACGGTGATTATGAAAAAGCTTTTAACACACTTAATTCTTTAGCTGATCAAGAAATATTAAATTTAACAAAACCCTCAAAACAATCTCCTTCTGAAGACTATTATGAAACAAGAGATGATACTGATTACCGTTCATTAGGTGGCACAATATTAAAATCACTTTTTCCTAATATGATACAATGAACTGTTGGCATTGTAACCATAAATTAATTTGGGGTGGGGATCACGATATAGAGGATGACGAAGATTATTCTATGGAAACAAATTTAAGTTGCAGTAATTGTGGCTGTTTTGTTTTAGTATTTTTCCCAAGAAAAGAAATTATCAATGAATCTGAATGAACTACAAAAATATGTAGAAGCTGTTGATCCAACGACATTGAACCGTGAATCGTTGCTTGAGTTAAATCTTTTAGCTGAAGAATTAAAAAGTCGAAAGAATCAAGAAGAGTGTCAAAAAGATTTTTTAACCTTTGTTAAATATGTTTGGTCATCGTTTATTGAAGGTAGACACCATAAAATTATAGCTGAAAAATTTAATAAAATAGCAAACGGTGAATTAAAACGAGTTATTATTAATATGCCACCACGACATACGAAATCTGAATTTGCAAGTTATCTTCTTCCTGCGTGGATCTTGGGTCTTAAACCTGATTTAAAAATTATTCAGGCAACACACACTGGTGAACTTGCTGTACGTTTTGGTAGAAAAGTTCGTGATTTAGTTGCAACCGAAGAATATAAAAAAATTTTTTCAGACGTTGAACTCCGTGCTGACTCTAAAGCAGCAGGAAGATGGGAAACAACAAAGTCTGGAGAGTATTTTGCTGCAGGTGTAGGAGGAGCAATTACTGGTCGTGGTGCTGATTTGTTAATAATTGATGACCCTCA